GTTGAGGTTGTTCAGGCGGTTTTGGTGCGTTAAGTTTTGCCAAGGCTTCATCAAAAGCAGATTCCATCATTCTGCCGCCCTTGAATGCGCGAACACCAAACATCAGCATTTCACCCATCAAAGGAGCGAGTTCTGGCACTTGTTGAGTTACGGGCAAAGCTCTGTCCATGAACTGACCGACCGCGCCAAGAAACTCAATCCGGCTCTGTTTTTCGGTGGCCTCGTCCATCTCTACCAGTGAATCAGAGGCAACCTCAATCCTGAACCCTCTGGCTGGCTCAGACTTCAACAACATAATGGCTTGCTCTACGTATTGAGCGTCCATTGTCCCCATGATTCCAGACATCTCGACAAGGGTCTGGGGTGCGTAAAAATCGCACATGATCTGGGCTTTGATTCTCAGCACTTCGGTAGCAAACTGCGCCACTTCGGTCTGTAGGCGTTTCAGTCTCAGTGAAGCGTACTGGCTTTTAATCTGTTGCGCGGTAGCCGTTTCTGAAGCTATCGACGCACCGCGGATGATGTCAGATATTCCGGTAATCTCATACACTACCTGCTTCGCTTGCTCTCTGGCTGCGTAGCATTCCCGCAGGGCCTGAAGCACAGAATCTAGCGGCATGAAGTCAACCACACCCTTTAAACCGCCTTTTTCCGCAAAAGCTGCCCAAGTGTCAACAGATATCAACTGGTTATCCACGCCCTCGCTTAACATCCTCTGTACGCTTTGCTGGCTTGCGTCATAGACACCCACGACTTTAACCGCTTCGACTAACTTTGCTATCCGGTTGGTTAGCATGTCAATCTCTTCGGCTTGGTCTTGATAAAGGCTGTAATCGGGTATGGGTACTAAAGTCTCGGTGGTTTGAGTAGCAAACAAAGGCTTGGGGCACGGCCAGAAACTATCTAAACCGAGTGGGTCGTCTTTAATGTCCAGCGTCTTAGAATACCCCTCAGACACCCAGAAAACCTGTTTTGTCGTCTTGCTCCATATTTCCCAAACGACGGCTTTTTTCATGTCGTCCAGACCTTCAACACCCATCTTTTCCATCTCATCTAGGCCAACAGGCTCGTGAGTTAATGGAACTTGCTTAAAATCCTCGCCAAATCGCTTAATGCCATCCTCTTGGCTCATGTACACCCTACGGGCGATCCATGTCACTTCATCCCAACATCTAGCGGGTGAATATCTCACATCTTTCCAGAAGACATAATCTACCGGGGTGCATTCGTATTTGTAGGGCGCGCTGGGCATAACTTGCGCCTCGCCGCCTTCTTCACCAGGCAAAGCGTCAACAGGTTGGGCTAGTTCTTTTTCCTCGAACCGCACCCACACCGTACCGCGTCCCGGAAGCAGTCTGTCACTTATCGCCAGCTTCATCGCAGCGTCAAAATCGCCCTTGTCAATCTCGTACTGTAAACAGCGTTCAATAATCACCGAAGCAGTGCGACCAACCGGGTCAGAATCCTTCCAGCGTCTCGATACTTCGGCTCTAGGGGTTTTTCCGTATAGGGCGGGTTTCAGGGTCTCAACGTTCGACCAGAGTATATTGAATCGCCTACCGTATGTCGTGAAGTTTTTGCGGTCGTCACGATAACGTCTGATTATCCTGTCGCCACGCTCAATAAACTTCTCATCTTCGCGTTTGGCAAGTTTTAACTCAGCCAGCCATTTGGTGCTTGCGTCTACTGGGTTCATGTGGGTATTCCGTATTTTTCGAGAAGCGGCTTGTCGGTCATAATTCTTGACCAAGCCTCCTCTGGGCTTTCCGCAACGGCCACCAGTCTTTCGGGTGTTGCGCTAGTTTTTAACTCTGCGCCATTGGGAAATAGAAAATATGCTGTTTTGTCTTCACATTTAACAGGGTGCCACATGACATATTGAACCGCGCCAATTTTATCAATGGCTGGCGGCCTGGCTTGTGGGTGCGCTTGTACAAATATCATGGGACTATGCTCACTCTTACCGCGCCATTCGCAACCATAGGCGTACCGTTTGAATATGTTGCCAATGCGCCTGTCGAGACACACAAAGCGCCATCATTGGCTCTGGGAAGTCCGTTAGACCACACCACACCCACAGGAAGCCCAGCAGTCGCATCAACGTATCGAATCTGTCCTGCGTCTGTCATTAGAAGACCGTTAGCGTACTCATCACCACCAGTTGAAATAGCCCTGTTCAAATCACCAGATAAAAGCACACCGTTCTGAAATGTGTCTGTCGGCTGAATAGCGCCAGTTCCTAATTGCACTAATTCGGTAGCTGATACTGTAAATATAGACATTAGTATCTTTCCTGATGGCGTTTAACGTCTTGCCACAATTCGTCTAAAGGTGCCGTAATTATGACACCGTTTTGTGCTTTTATGTTGAATTTTGCGGGTTTTTCGGGTTCTTTTGGCTTAATTTCGCGCCAACTTAGTGCCAACATCCTGAAAGCATCCGCACAATGACTAGAAAAATCGTGTCTCGGTCGTTCACTAAAGGCTTTCTTGTCTTCGTTCCATTCCCTTTGGTATTGTTTGAGTATTTCTACCGCATCGCCGCAATTCTCACGGTCAAACCATACCCGCGGCATCATCATACGCACCGCCTGAATCCCATCCTGTACGCTTAAACTTGGCACAATAGCCAGCTTCCCAGCGCCACCCAATAACGGTATTAGTTGCTCAATAATCGACTTTCCGTCGCTTGAAAGCGTCTTTGCCCTTGCGTCATGGGGTAGCCAATGTCTAACGTACCTGTAGCCTTTCCCGTTGACTGCTCTGGCGTAGTCTTCAATGGAAAGCCCCGAAGCTGCGTAGTAGTCTATGCAGTGTATTTCGTTTGGGGTTATCTGGTAGAACCAGATTGCTGTATCGTCGTGATAACCCAAGTCCCAAGCCGTGTATACCGGAATGGCCGGGTCATACTCAACACTGGTAATCCGTCCAGTTTCATCGGCTTGTTTTAGCTCTTTGCCGTAATACGCACCCAATATAGCCGCTTCAAACGAACATTCAAATTCTTGTTCGTACTGGTCTTCGGTCATTCCTCTTTTTGCGTCTTCTAGCTCTGAATTAGGAAGTAATCCAGACAAACTGGCCTTAATACTCGCCGCATACCATGAATCCGAAGCCTGCGCGGTACGCCAAATATCATAGAACCCGTTATGACCTTTGGGTGTTCCAATGAATACCGCCCATCCTTCCCGGTCGGCAAGTAATGGCCTGATAATCTCGCCCCATACTCTAGGGCGCATATCTGCATATTCATCCAGTATCACACCGTCCAAGTATAAACCGCGCAAAGCGTCCGGGTTATCTGCACCGAACAGTCTTATTCTTGCGCCGTTCAGCAGTTCTACCCACAATTCAGAAGCATTAGCGTTTACCCTGACTGGCTCACTAAACTTTAGCAAATAATCCCACGCAATACTTTTGGCTTGGCTGTAAAAAGGCGCAATATAGGCGTATCTTGCTTCCGTCTTGCTTTCTGCGAACGCCCGGCGTATCAAGTCGTTAATACATGCCACCGTTTTGCCTGCCCGTCTATGTGCTACTAAGCAAGCCCAACGTTCTGATCTTCGGTGAAACTTTTTGAATGCATCCCTCGGTGAGTAAGGGATGATTATTTCGCGGGTCAGTCCTGCGCCCATTTAACTATCGTCTGCACCGGATTGTTTTTATCCCCCACATGCTCAGTTCGTGCCAACTTAGGCGCGGCAAACTCAGCCAGCTTTGCGAGATTGTCCAGCGCTTTCGCCGGATCTGGCTTTATATCGTACTCTGGCATGCCTTCTGCCACCTGTTTGAGCCACTTAGCAACGTTATCAGCATTGCCCTCCAACAGCTTGTTGATCGTTTCCCTAAATTCCCTTGTGGCTTTGTTCGGTGTCCCGGCAGTTCGTCCTCCGGTCTTTGGTGTTCCTTTAGGCCGACCAAAGCCGGATTTCGGCTTAGTAGTCATAATCTATCCATTTTTTACTATAGATAGATTTATTCTACACAATTATGCGGTTTTTGCAACACTTGCTCTTATGTATCTTTTGTATTGTCGGCTATCTAAAATGAATGCATCGCAGTTAATAACTGGCCGTTTCTTAAAGTGACCACCTAACCCGACCAAATACAAAGCGTATCTACTGACGATGTATTTTCTTTTCATTTTGCACCCCACTTTATAGGGTCGCCATCAATGTCAACAACATAAACAGGCAGCGCCATTGTTTCCGCGTCTGCTTTTATTCGCTCTTTCCATACTCCCGGAATTTGTGCGTACTTTTTCCCCGTTATTGTCCGGCATGGGGCGAGTTTAGGATAGCTTTCTTTTGCAAGTAGCCTATCCAGTTCTTTAGTCTCACCCTGTTTGAAAAGTTTGTAAACTACTTCCAGCGGCCATTCCTGGTCGTCTGTTTTGCTCCAGCGTATTTGTAAATGCGCCCCAAACCACTCAACTGGCGCTAATCTTGGCCTGCATTCGGTTAGTGTCATTTCCTCTGCCTTTGAGCATATAGCGCCGCATTCATCGCAAACGTAGCCCGTCCCGCTTCTTCCCCGCCATTCATGGCCTTTGTAAAGTATTGGCTTGTCCATGTCTATCAAAATATAAGGCTGTATAAGGTGGGGCTTATTACCCCGGATGTCCGTAGCCCTATTCGTCAATAGGGTTCACCTGTAAATCCAGGCCATACGCTTTGCAGGCTACTTTCGTAGCTCCTGTGCCGGACTGTTCACTAACAAGCATGAAGCCTAGGCCGAGTATTGGCTCATCCCCGGCTAGCACGGTACACCTAAGCCCCATGCGTGTTGGTGGAGGCGGTTGGATTTGCACCAACTGACCAAAAGGAAACGGATTTACAGTCCGCCGCGACCCACTATCTTCGCCGCGCCTCCAAGTCC